GATTTAGAGTATTATGATACTATTATAGCATTTGAGACTATAGAGCATATTGTCAATGGACTAGAGGTAGTAGAAAGACTTAAAAAACATTGCAATAGATTAATTATAACAGTACCTATGAATGAGAGTCCTAATCAATTTAGCCCTCACCATTTGATTCATAATTTAAATGAAAGTTCATTTACTGATTTTAAATTCAAATATATAGATATGGAAGGAAATATTGTTGATAAGCCCGTAACATATAATCAACCATATGAACATAATTTATTATTGGGTATTTGGGATAAGGTAGAAACACATTCAGTAGACATAGCTTGGTTAAAGGATCAGGATCCATTAATTTATAATGAAGTTGTAGTTTCTAATCAATATGATTTAACTTATAACGAGATAAAAAATAGAACAGTAATCGACATAGGTGCAAATATAGGTTGTTTATCTATACTGACAGCAAATTTAGGTGCTAAAATGGTAATTGGAGTTGAACCTGTAAATGCAACCTTTATTAAATTTAGAAATAATGTGGTAAAAACTGAATTTACCAATATATTAACAATGAAGTACGTAGTTACATCACATGACGGTGACTTTCTAAAAATAAGTAAGAATAATGAAAATTCCGGAGCCAACAGTTTATACAATGTAGATACTGAGTACGAACTAGTTCCAAGTGTAACATTAGAAACATTATTGAAACTTTGTTCAGGAGACGACATTTTCCTAAAACTAGACTGTGAAGGTGCAGAATATGATATAATTATGAATGCAACTCCTGAAACTACCAAAAGAATTAAAACAATAGTATTAGAGGTTCATTCGGATTTACATCCTATATATAAAGGTAGAGAAATTTTAGAAAATAAATTAAAAGAATTAGGATTTAAGAATACTAAGTTAGATCCGATATTTCTTTTTAATTATGATAGTAATGGAAATATATTAAGTTCTTCTGAGTTGCCATATTCAAATCAAAGATGGGAAAAATGAATAAAGAAATATTATGCTCTATATCAACAAAAGGAAGGTATGATACTACATTGCCATTGGCAATTTCATCAGTAATTACACAATCTAAAAAACCTGATTATCTAATCATACATGATGATAATGACAACCCAATTGATGTTCGTGATATACAACATTACCAATATCTATTTCAAATTTTAAATGAGTCTGATATATCTTGGGAATGGGTGTATGCTGAAAAGAAAGGACAACATTATAATCACCAACGAGCCAATCGTATGGGATTTAAATGGGTTTGGAGACTAGATGATGATACTATTGCTGAAAGCAATGTGTTAGAGACACTATACAATCATGCATGCATGGAAGATAACGTAGGTGCAGTGGGCGGATCAGTGCTCACTCCACCTATCATGCCCGAAATTACTGCCACCGGTAAGATAGAAAATATATATAGTGAGTCTAATATTCAATGGGGTAGAATTTCAGAGAAAAAAGAAGTAGACCATTTGCATTGTTCTTTTTTATATAGAGCAGGTATAGCAGACTATTGTTTAGGATTATCTAGAGTAGCACATAGGGAAGAGACATTATTCACATATGATTTAAAGAAAAAGGGATATAAAAACTATGTAGTGCCTGATGCTATTACATGGCATCTAAAGAATAAACAGGGAGGCATACGAGACGGTGCTCATGAAATGTTCGAACATGATGAAAGAATATTTCAAAATTTAATGAACTTTAAAGATCAAACTATAGTAGTATTAGATTGTGGAATGGGAGATCATATAGTTTTTAAACATGTATTACCATTAATACAAAATCCAGTAGTGTTTAGTTGTTACCCTGAAATAATACCCGGAAGAAGTATAGCAGAAGCACAAGCACTTTTCGGAGATATACATAATTACAATGTGTATGCGTATATGGATAGTATAGGATGGACAGGTTCATTACTAGATGCCTTTAAGAAATTTTATAATGTAGGGTAAGATTATGATTAAATTAAATTTGGGTAGTGGAGGAGACTACATTGAAGGTTATACTAATGTAGATTTGTATGCAGAAAAAGCAGATGAAAGATTTGATGTAGCAATACTACCGTACAGTGATAATACAATTGACGAAATCAGAGCATACCATGTAGTCGAGCATTTCGATTATATGGCAGTACAGCATGTATTAAAAGAATGGCTACGAGTGCTTAAACCAAATGGCAAAATAAGAATCGAAACTCCTGATTTCTTAGAGAGTTGCAGAGAATTTGTAAATACCGATTTGAACGGTAGATGGAAATTGTATGGACATTTTTTCTCTACCGCTTGGGTCAACCCAGGTCTAATTCATAAATTTTTGTTTACTGAAACAGAATTAGTAGGTATGATGCAAAATATCGGATTTAGAAATGTAATGAGAATGCCTGCCGATTCAGGTTATGTTTGGCAGCATACTAATAAAAATATATTTTTAAATGTCGAGGCGACAAAATGATTATTCTTTCCCCTTATAGTAAGTTCATGCGTAATGGTGAAAAACATCCTAAAAATTATCCATACTGGCAAGAGGTTATTAACAAGATTAAGGAACCAATTGTACAAGTAGGAGTTGCAGGAGAAGTACAGTTAGTAGATGATTTTAGAAAAAATCTTCCATTAGCAGATCTAGAAATTCTAGTAAAAGAATGCAAAACATGGATGAGTTGCGATAGTTTTTTTCAGCACTTATGTTGGGATTTAGGTAAGAAGGGTATTGCTATCTTTGGACAAAGTGATCCGAATATCTTTGGGCACCCTGAAAATATCAACTTACTTAAAGATAGAAAATATCTAAGAGAAAAGCAATTTTGGATTTGGGAACAAGCAGAATATATAGAAGAGGCCTTTGTAGATCCTGACACAGTGATTATGGCATTGAATCAATTGGGTGTAGAAACAGTTTGATGAATGTATTCCAAGATTCATATGATACTATTTTCAAACATTGGTATCGTATGCGGTTATCTTTAGAAGATAAAGACACAGCAACCAAATGTATAGAAGTAGACAAATGGTGGCAAACTGTTCCATTAGTTAATCATTATCTTCACGTTGATTTCGTGAGTGAGTGGCCAAATCCATGGGAATTATTAGCCGACAATAATTATTGTAGTATTGCCCGTGGTCTGGCCATGTTTTATACATTATACTTATTGGGAATAAGAAACATTGAATTTGTCTTAGCAAAAGATTATAATAATGAAGATGTGGCGCTAGTGTTGGTTGACAACGCAAAATATATACTTAATTACTGGCCTAATACAGTAGTAAATAATTGTCTAACTGATTTTGTAATAACGAAAAAAATAAACGTAGAACCATTAATAATAAAAATAGGTTTAAAATGAAAATTTATGTAACTAAACGATCTGGACAAAAAGAATTATTGACATTAGAAAAATGGCAAGCACAGATAGCAAAAATATGTCAAGGTATTGCTGATGTAAGTCAGTCAATGATTGAAATCAAAGCACAACCTCATTTTTATGATGGTATAACAACAAGAGAAATAGACGAGATTACACTTAGAGCCATAGTTAATTTGATTGATGTAGAATCAAATCCTGATCTAGGACATACAAATTATCAATATGTAGCCGGAAAATTGCGTTTGAGTATGTTGCGTAAAGATGTTTTTGGTGGCTATACTCCTCCTAAACTCTATGAAATAGTAAAAAGAAATATCAATATAGGTTTATATACCAAAGAATTACTTGAATGGTATTCGGAGGAAGAATGGGATAAAATGGATAATTTTATAGACCATTCTAAGGACGAACAATATAGTTATGCCGCCATTGAACAACTAATTGAGAAATATTTGGTACGCAATCGTGCAACCAAAGAAATTTATGAGACCCCGCAAATCCGTTATATGGTTGCTGCTGCTACGGTATTTCATAAAGAAGAGCCACAATCAGCAAGAATGCGTTACATTAAGGAATATTACAATGCGGCTTCAGACGGTCTATTTACTCTCGCTACTCCTGTTCTTGCTGGGCTTGGCACTCCCACTAAGCAGTTCAGTAGTTGTGTACTCATTCGCAGTGATGATGATCTTGACAGTATTTTTGCTAGTGGAGAAATGATGGCCAAATATGCTAGTAAACGTGCTGGCATTGGATTAGAAATTGGCAGACTAAGACCACTAGGTAGTCCTATTAGAGGCGGTGAAATAATGCACACCGGCA